GCCAAGGACATCAAAGCCAACCTTGAGTGGCTCGAATCATTTGAAAACGTAGTTATTTGTTTTGATAACGACAAGGCAGGACAGGAAGCTGCACGAGCAGTCCTTGACCTGTTTACACCCAACAAGGCTAAGAATGTCACGCTCCCTATGAAGGACGCAGGTGACATGCTCGTGTCTCGCAAGGTAGCTGATTTTGTAAAGGAATGGTGGAATGCTAAGTCTTATCGCCCTGACGGGATTGTTGCTGGTAGCGATACATGGGATTATATTATTGAACAGCAAAATGTACGATCTATCCCGTACCCTTGGTCGTGCCTCAATGAGTACACGTACGGGTTCAGGGAAAAAGAGCTGGTCACAATCACCTCCGGTTCGGGAATGGGTAAGTCCCAAATCGTCAGGGAACTAGAGCATTACCTGATAGGCGCAACCACCGACAACATCGGTATCCTTGCACTAGAGGAGGACATACCAAAGACTGCACTGGGTATCATGTCCATTGAGGCCAACAAGCAGCTACACTTGGACAAGACAGTATCACAGGAGGAGAAGCGCGGCTACTGGGAAAGAACAATGGGTTCAGGGCGAATATTTATGTTTGACCACTGGGGCTCAACCAGCGAAGATAATCTGCTAGGACGCATACGCTACATGGCAAAGGGTTTAGATTGTAAATGGATTATACTAGACCACCTAAGTATTGTTGTCAGCGATCAAGACAACGGAGATGAGCGCAAGGCCATCGACAGCATTATGACTAATTTGCGTAAGCTGGTGCAGGAAACAGGTGTAGGCCTATTCCTAGTGTCACACCTTCGCAGGCCCGCTGGGGGCAAAGCCCACGAGGACGGCGGTAAGATTAGCTTGGGTGAGCTACGCGGTAGTGCCTCTATTGCCCAGCTGTCTGACATTGTGATCGGTTTAGAGAGGGATCAGCAGCATACCGATCCACACACACGCAACACAACGTGTGTACGTGTACTGAAGAATAGGTTTGTGGGTTTAACAGGGCCCGCTTGTTATCTCTACTACGACAAGGAGTCCGGTCGTATGATCGAGACAAGCTGTCCAACGGCAGATAAAAACGCGGAGTTTTAAATGCGACAGTTAGTTTTCGACATTGAGACAAACGGCTTAAAGCCTACTAAGGTGTGGTGTGTTGTGTTGGTTGACATTGCCAAGAACAATACACATGTGTGCTACAACAAGGAGCAGTTCCTCTCGCGCCTTAACGGTACTTTTGACCCAGCACACGTTGCGGAGCCCGTGGAGTTGATAGGTCATAACATCTTAGCCTATGATGTTCCAGTGTTGGAAAAGCTGTGGGGTATATCTTTCGCAGGTCACAAACTGACGGACACGCTTGTTATGTCCAGACTAGCTGACCCATCAAGGGAAGGTGGACATTCTTTAGAAAGCTGGGGGAAACGCTTAGGCTGCCCCAAAGGAGAGCACAGTGATTGGGATAATTTTTCACAGGATATGGTGGACTATTGCAAGCAAGACGTTAATGTTAATGTGTTGGTGTACAAGAGATTACTTCTTGACCTTGCAGATTTTGGAGCTGAAAGCATTAGCCTCGAACATCAAGTACAAAGCATTATATCAAAGCAGATTAAAACAGGCTGGACGCTAGACCAAGAGAAAGCCTTTATATTATTAGCAGAGCTTAAGGAGAAAAAGTATGATCTTGAAGAAAATGTACAAAAAGTGTTTAAACCTTTGCCGACGTTTGTCAAAGAAGTTGTACCTAAGATTAAAAAAGACGGCACGTTCTCAACAGTAGGTCTTAAGTTTTTAGGAGACAGCTGGACTATAGTCAACGGAACCTTTAGTCGCATAGACTTTCCCGAGTTTAACCTAGGGTCGAGACAACAAATAGGCCGTTATCTACAGTACTTTGGATGGCAGCCCTCTCAGTTTACTGACAAGGGTCAGCCTATTGTAGACGAAGCTGTACTGAGCAAGGTAAAGGGTATTCCAGAGGCATCGCTTATTGGTGAGTACCTGATGATCCAGAAGCGTATAGCTCAAATACAGAGCTGGCTGGACGCTGTAGAAGACGATGGTAGAGTACACGGTTACATCAACTCTAACGGCGCTGTAACAGGACGTATGACACACTCAAGCCCTAACATGGGACAAGTACCAGCAGTGTACTCACCCTACGGTCGTGAGTGCAGAGACATGTGGACAGTACCTAATGGTTACAAACTTGTGGGTTGTGATGCCAGCGGCCTTGAGCTGCGGATGCTTGCCCATTATATGAATGATGAGGGATATACAAATGAAATACTCAACGGAGATATTCACACGGCAAACCAGTTGGCTGCGGGCCTTGAAACTAGAGATCAAGCAAAGACTTTTATATACGCTTTCCTTTATGGGGCAGGAGATTCCAAGATCGGAAGTATCGTTGGCGGAACTAAACGTGATGGTGCAAGACTTAAGGAAAAATTCCTCGCAAATACGCCAGCTCTTAGAGAACTACGAGAACGAGTTGGAGTGGCGGCTGGAAGAGGCTATGTTCTTGGCTTGGATAGAAGACGGGTGCTTATACGGTCAGAACACGCAGCACTAAACAGTTTACTACAATCAGCAGGGGCTATCGTTATGAAGAAAGCCTTGTGTTTACTAGAGGAGTATGCTACAATATGGGGTATAGACTATCGCTTTATAGGGAACATACACGATGAAATCCAGACAGAGGTCAGACAGGAGAAAGCAGAGGTTTTCGGAAGACTCGCAGTTAGCTGCATTCAAGCAGCCGGTAACCACTTCAATCTCAACTGCCCTCTCACTGGAGACTACAAAGTTGGCAACACGTGGGCAGACACCCATTAAACAGTTTGTGTTGTTTGAAGATACACACTACGACCTAGGAGGAGAAGACGGGAAACAATGTAGCAAGTGTAACCAGTTACTGCCGCTATCTTCGTATAGTTTTACATCTGGTGGTAACTACCTACGGCCTGAATGTAGACAGTGTAACAACGAGTTAAGTAAGGTACGACAGGCTCTTAGAGATAGATATGGAATGCCAACGGATGACAAGTATGTGTGTCCAATCTGTATTAAAGATGCTGAAGCTGTAAAGGGAACAGGAAACACTAAGAATGGTTCGTGGGTTGTAGACCACTGCCATACAACTGAAGAGTTCAGAGGGTGGTTGTGTCACAAGTGTAATAGGGCACTAGGAGGTTTTGACGACAGCGTAGATACACTTGAAAGAGCGATTACTTATTTAAAGGGAAATAACAATGAAAACAGTGAATAATTTAGTAGACGACATCTACGCACTGATGGTTAGCAAGGAAGCTGATCCGTCTGTCAACGTAGAAGCAGAAATAGAGAAGTTCGGGGAAAGCGTTAAAGAGTTGATGCGTAAAGAGTTTGGTAGAGATAAGCGAGAGGATAATCGTAGGCTACGCCTAAGTAATATCGGCCGCACAGACCGTTACCTTTGGAATCACTTTAACGGCACGGAAGCAGAAGAAATATTACCACACACATACGTTAAATTTATGTATGGACATTTGATTGAAGAGATGCTGTTGTTCCTCACTAGAATGTCAGGACACAAAGTAACCGACGAGCAAAAGGTGTGTCAAGTAGAAGGAATAGTTGGGCACATGGACTGTAAGATTGACGGTGTTGTTACAGATGTAAAGTCAGCTAGTAGTTTTGGTTTTAAAAAGTTTAAAGACGCAACCCTTGCCTTTGATGATCCATTTGGCTATATAGATCAAATCAAAGCATACGCTCACTCAGAAGGGGAAACACAGTTTGGCTGGCTTGCGATGGATAAAGCAAATGGTCATTTGACTTATCTAAAGTACGACCTAGCGGATACTCAAGCACCTGTATATGAAGTACTCAAAAGTGACATTGCTGAACGAGTACGTCATGTAAAAAAGCTAGTAGAGCAGCCAGAACCAAAGGAGTGGTGCAGTCAACCTGTGCCAGACGGCAAATCAGGAAACTTAAAGCTCTCTATTGGTTGCTCGTATTGTCAGTTCAAAGACCATTGTTACCCAAATTTAAGAACCTTCAGTTATTCATACGGGCCAAAGTTCTTGGTAGACGTTATTAACGAACCAAGAGTAGAGGAGATAGCGCGTGGCTAAGTTCAGATCAGGATTAGAAAAGGACTTATCGGAAAAATTAGATGGTCACTTTTTATTTGAACCGTATAGTTTACCTTATATTACAAAACGTAACTACTTGCCGGACTTTGTACATGAAGGTAAAAAAGTTTTAATTGAATGTAAAGGTTTCTTTAGAGTAGGGGATACACAGAAGTATACAGCCATACGGGATAGTCTCGATGACTGGGAGCTAGTGTTTGTCCTAAGCAACCCCAGCAAGAAAGTACGCAAAGGCGGCAAGATAACAATGGGGGAGTGGTGTGATAAAGAATGTTTCAAATACTATACAATGGATACTTATAGAAACTTAATTTCATACGTTAAGGGGAAAAAGTAAATGTCATTCACGTTAGAGGAGCTAAAGGAAGAAATTGTCAGAGACTATGATGTTATACTTCTTTGTGAAATCTTAGACATTAGCCCTGAAGATATATTAGATGCGTTTGAAGATCGACTTATTAGAAACCGAGACAGATTTACAGAGGATGACGAAGATGAGTATTAACAACACAACAGCAGAAATGTGGGACGCACTACGTAAGAAGCATTCGCCTATTGAGAACAATCCACTAACAAACGCACTAAAGAGCTACGCAGCAGAAGCAGAGAAAGAAGCTGAAGACATGGTGACAGCACCGCGTCATTACAACACAGGCAACATAGAGTGTATTGATGCAATAGAGGAGTCCATGTCCAGTGTTGCATTCAAAGGCTATCTCAAAGGCAACTGCATGAAGTACCTGTGGCGCTATGACTACAAAGGCAAGCAGGTAGAAGACTTAAAGAAAGCTGGTTGGTACTTAAACAAATTGACAGAGATGGTTATGGAGGAGAATAAATA